GGTCTACGTTAAAATCCAATCCAATTAACAAAGGAAGCATATTTAGATCTTGTACCTGTTTATCAATATTTTCATCAGTAAAACTAACAGCAACTAGACCAGTTAGATTCTCAAAACTAGCTTCAAACTCCTGTCTAAATGTTCTCGGATCTAATTGACCTCTAGCTGCTTCAACCTCCTCTTTCTTAACATTACCCCCTTCAATCGTAGTAAAGCTCCACCTTTGCCAATCATCCCATTCCTGTTCCCCACAAAAACACCACATATCATAAAACCAACTGGCAGTACCATCAGGTGTACTGATAAACAAAGCCCATCCCTGTTTATCAGCTAATGCAGGTCTAATAACTTCAGCCCATACATCTCTATCCATAAATGCTGCCTCATCCAATACAACACCAGCTAAACTTCTTCCCCTTAATGCCATCGCATTTTCTGTTCCCTTCAACTCAATACTTGACCCATTTATCAAATCCAACCTCAGATCAGTCTCATTCTTACTTTGAACCCACACCTTTGGCACTAACTTCTTCAGTTCCTTCCACGCAATATCCTTTGCCATGCGATAAGTAGGAGCACAATAAAAATAAACTTCTCCTGGTCTGTTAATAGCTCCTCTGAGCAGTTCGATACAGGATAAATATGACTTCCCAAACCTTCGCCCTGCAACCAACACCCGAAATCTTTTATCACAATTAAATACCTCCCCCTGTGCATATCTTAAACTTATATCATTTGCATTTTTAACTGCCATAACACTAAAAATAACAGAAAATTCAACTAATACCCCCTATTTATAGCCTATTCCTCCTTTTTTAGGTTATTATTTCATTAAATACACCTCGCAAGTAAGTCCGTGGCTTCTTCTACTTTTCCTACAGATCAACCAATACAACAACCTAAACGCAAAATGAGATTTGTTGCTCGTACTTCCGCTCAAAACGTACAATTACGTTCTCAACGTCTATACACTCGCCAACTTGAAGGTAAAACAACTCGTGCCCTAGTCCTAGAACACGCTAAAATTGAATCAATCTCCGAAGTAACAGCTTGGCAAGATTGGAAAAAAGTTAAAGAATGGAATAAAGAAGATTGGGAAAAAGATAGAGAAACTCTTCTACCCAGACTACAAGCAATGCGTATTCGTCTATTCAATAAAGCTGTTAAAAAAGGTCAACTCCAAACAGCAGCACAAATCCTAGACTCCCTCGGCAAAGTTATAGGCGAATCTGTAGAAACAGTAAATATCCAAGCTCCAGAACTTGCTATCCGCATAGAACCAAAAAATTAATCAATATATATTTAAGTTCCCCACGCACGCAAAAATAAAAAAATATTTTGCAACTAGTCCCCTAGCTACAAAATAAATTTTAATTCTAAGCTATCTCTAAGCGGTTCTAAGAGACTTTACAAGTGAACATACTATAATCATAGTTAGGTATTTTTTGTAGCTCAGAATAGATATAATTCCAGTCAGGATTCTCATTCATTGAAGCATACAAAAATAATTCAGTAAATCGCATAGTAAGATTTTATTAACTATAAATATTATACCATAGTTATATAAATATATGTAGTAACAAAATATACATAACTATATTGTTTATATGTGGTATAATTTAAATAAGTTTATTATTTTCTATTGCTCTTAAATTATCCTATAGCAGTAAATACAGATTTTAGATTTAAAAGTATCTATCTTGTATTAATACTTCTTAGGATTGATTATAAGAGTATCTCAAGGGATAACTAAACGAACACCAAACAAAAAATCAAATCTTACAAACAATGCAAACAGAATACACAAACATCAAACACTTCACTTTTGGAACTGTTAAAGAGTGTACATTAGTACACAAAGAAGATGACCAACTATCTCTAACGATTATGGAAGATAAACATAACGGGATAGAAGTTATTTTTTATAAAGATTATTTTATTAATTCTTTAATTCCTTTTTTTCAAGAATTAGGTAAAAAAGAAATTGAGACACTTAAAAGCTGGTTAGAAAAGGTATAAAAAAATGAAATATAATCTTATCTTTTATTCAATAGGATTTTTAATTCTTATTATTTCTAATATTTTAGTAAATAATAATTATCTAGATTCTAGTTATGAAAATAATATAACTAGCTATGAAATTAAGAATTAATTAATTCTTATTTAGCAGTTTTTATACTGCTAAGTAAAAATTAATTATTAACTTAATTAATTTATTTAAAATCTTACTTAAAAATTTTATGTACACAGTATTTATTAGAAATTGGTGGAAAAATAACCCATCATGGCCAAATGGATTAGAACCTAATCCAAGTGCTAGAAAAACAAAACTAGCAACTTTTGAAACTCAAGAAGAATGTATTAGGTATTGCAAAGAATATAATCGAACCCATAAAGCGGGCAGATTATCAAGAAAAGCAGAATTCACACAATATTGGTAAAATGAACATATCAAAAATTATTTTTAAACAGGGTAAAAAAACTTTTGAAATAAAAAAAAGTTTTTATTATAAATATGAGACTAAATACCCAAATTTAGGTTATGTAAGGTTTAAAAGATTTTATAGCCATTATGAAACTAATTTAAAAGATGGTTTAAAACCTGATTATATGGATAATAAAACAGTTTATAGCTTATTAACTAGGCATACCAATAGTTATAGTTATAAATGTTTTAATCATAAGAATGAATTAATTAATAAAGATTTTAATTTTTATAAGTATATAACGATTAAAGATATGAAATTAAATCAGGGTATAAAAGATTTAAGTTTAGCTAGTGAGTTAGTGAATGAGTTAAGTATGGAGCTTTTAATAAAATGAAAAAAGAGAGTATTTTTTTAAAAACTAAGATTAAAGGTTATTTAATCAAGAGTAAATATTTAGCTAGCACTAATAAATTAAAAGCTAGAGCTAAAGTTTATTTAAAAAGGGATAATAATACTACTTGGTCAAAAACTATTGAATGGGATTATGATTTGGACGCAGTAGACAATTATTATCTAGCGTGTATTGGATTAATAAGAGAATGGCCATTTAATGAACATAATAAAGATATGGAAGTGTTATCAATAGGCTATGAGAATAATAATTGGTATTTT